TGGATCGAACCAGTTGCCAGCAGCTTTAGAAATGCGTTGGTGTGCTGGCCGGTGATGTAGGCGTTACTGCCGCCCCAATTGATCTGTTGCGACCCAAGATCGTTGAATTGAAGGTTGCCGCCGTTGTCGAGACGCATCTTCTCGGCGGAACTCGTGGCAAAGGCCAGATAGTTGTTACCCGGATTACCGACAATCTGAACCGCATTGTTGGTGGTGTTGGATCGCCAGTAGATATTGCCGCTGTTGGTTGCGTCGCCGACATTGAATGTCATGCCGACAGTGCCGGACAGCGCCTGATTGGTGATCTGGAGATCAGCAGCAGAAGAATTGGACACGCCGAAATCAGTCGTGCCGATCTGCACTCGACCGTTTGCGCTGTCCACAACACTAAATACCGCTTGTGCACCACCGTTCAGAACGGCGAGTCGGCTACCGCCCGGGCTGCTCGTCCCAATACCTAAGTTCCCACTCGTGCCAAGCCGCGCAACCTCTGAACCGTTCACGATGAATGGGACAACATGGTTAGTGAACGACCCTATCTGAAATTGCGACCCGCCAGATGAAGCGTAAAGCCCACCCTGCACTGCGCCTCCGATAACGCGGGAGATCGTCTCGGTCGCGCTGATGCGTAGTGTGTCGGAGCCGAGAGTGGCGGTTCCAATGCCCATAGCTGGGCCGGTGCTGTCAAAATAGACTGGCGCTGCTGTGCTGCCGAACATTCGCACATCTTCGCCAGCCGCCCCTGCAAACTGCAATTCGATGGGCGAGCCACTGCGGTTTATTTGCGCGCTCGACCAGTTGATGAACCCGTCTGTCAGGGTCGTGCCTGTGATCGTCGTGCCGGTGATTGCTGCGGGGGTGGTCGCGCCGATGGTCGTGCCGTCGATGGTGCCGCCGTTGATGTCAACGACCGAAAGAACATCCTGCTCAATCGCGTTGTTAAGTTCTTCACGGCTGATCTTTTTTGTCGCAGCGCCCGAACTATCCACGACGATGAAATAGTCGTCTGCCGCCGTCGCAGAGCCAGTAATCGCATCCAGTTCTGAGATTTTTTTGTCAGCCATGCCGTTAATCCTTACCGATCTTCGCCTTCGTATGCCTCAAGCGCCGGAGAGCGCCAAGACCACCCTGACTTTGCATCGAAAGCGTCAATCGCTTCTTGGGTGTCACACGCGCGCCATTCTTTATATTTCTTGCAGAATTCTTCCTGCCGCACACTAACTACGTCTGTGTAAGCCTTGTGCAGCAATGCCTCGACGCCAGCGCGATCAAGCGTGTGACAATCGCCATCAACATCGCGCACAGAGAATTCTTGCACGCCGCCAATATACCCAATCATCAGATAGGCGAGATCATAAAACAAAAATGAATATGTGTGGTTGCCGCACGAGAATTCACTATGCGTGAATCCAAACGTGTATTCGGACATGATCTCTGCGAATTTTTGGTGCTTATCTTTCTGCATTTCTATGTCTTTATGATGTAGTTCAAGATGATTGTGGGCTGCACGTTATTGTGCGGCGTATCACTGCCGACTGTGGTGTTGGAAGCTGCAGCCACGGGGTTAGGCGCGGCGTCAGCAAATGCAGGAGTTACTGCCGAAGCAGGATTGCGCTGCGTAAATGATGGCAACTCAGCTTCAGTTAATTGGTGCGTCTCCGCGCCGCCTGTCGCGCCCAATGTGTCGCCATTCAATCCACCGCTCTGATTAGTCAGGCGATTGGCGCTACTTCCGCCCATGTCGTCCTGTCCCGCAATGACGCGCCCGCGCAAATCTGGAACATTGAATGTGCTGCCAGAGCCGCCGTAGGTATAGGCGAGCGCCGCGAACAGCGATGCATACGTCGTCGTGCTTAGAGATTGCCCATAGCAGAATAGATACCCAGAAGGCTCTGTGATTCCGGCATACGGAAAAATCATGCCCGCCAAAAGAGGCGATGCCTGCTTGACTCGCAACGGAGTCATTATCTGAGTGTTATTGACGCCAGCCTCTGCTGTGGCTTGCGACGCAACCTGCAAGTCAATGATTTTGGTGCCAGTGTTGTCGTGAATGTCAATCCCACCAGAACTAGCAGCCGTGATCGAATCAGTGATCAACTCGAAGCGACTATTTGCAACATCAAATTCGCCAACAATAACCCATGCTGAATCAGCCGCATTGCGAATTTTGAGATAATTGTTCGCCGTGTCGTTCCACCACATCCCAGCATAGGTCGTTGTCGGCGCAGTCGCGGAGCCGTTATTGGTCGCAATAGCCGCCAATGCTGAGTTTAGATCAGCGCGGAACGCTGGCGTGGTTTGGTCGTTAATCACATAATCATGCGTGGACATTTAGTACCTCACAGTCGCCGCCAACTGAGCAAGCGCTGGCGTCACTCCATCTGACGTTGATTTTAATTCTACACGAAAGCGAAATGCTCTGCCGCTGAAATCTCCAGCCTTGAACCGCTTGTAATCCGACCAAGTTGGAGAGCCCGCAGGATCATCATCTGTTGTCGAAACATACTGCAACACATTTGTGTCCGAAAAACTGCTGCCGCCAGTCAAATCGTCAAAAAGTCCCGCAAGGCTGTCGAAGTTCCCCGTCAACGTGTCGAAAGTAACAGTCGCAGCATCATCAATTCGCACGTTTTCGATTTCCATCGCGCATCGCGCCACACGCACTGATCCAGTGTCAACATATGAAGAAAAGTCGTATGTCGCAGATGATGGCGCGGTAGATGGATCAGTGATGCGCAATCGACTGTCCACTACGCTGCAACCTGTCTTGCTGCCGCTAAATGTCGAATGTTCAGTCTGTCGCTGCGTCGTGCCATATATATCAAGGTCTTCCGCGCGCACCACAACTGACGCCGCAATGACGCTTTGGTTGCCGCTTTTGTCATAGGCTTTTATGAGATAGGTGCCAGACTGCGGAGGCACGATAACGCTGTTCGCCGGACGCGCCACCTTATCGATAGCAGTGACCGCGCTGCCAAAACTTGCGCCGCTTTCGACAAAAGAATGTCGGATGCGATAAAATGACAAATCGAGGTCGGCAACCGGCTCCCACTCAAGCAGAATTCCGCTGGGTCCGACATTGAACGAGAAATCCGTCACGTCCGCAGGCGGATCTGATAGATTTTCGACTTGAAACCCAGAAACCGTAGTGAAACCGCCCTTGATGCCGAAGGTGTTGATAGCACGCGCACGAATATCAAAGGTGTTGTCCTGCACATCGAGAATGTCAACGATGCCAAGTTCGCCGAAACCTGCGAGCCTGTAGTCCGTCTCAGAAGACAGTTTGAATTGCACCTCAACCTGATCCACGCGCTCTGGGGATGTTGAAGTGGTTGTGACCACGATCACATTCGTTAGATGCTCGTTAATGATGCGCGCTTCAGATGTAACATTGACGCCAAGTTCCGGCACGCTGAACGGATCGAATAGTGTCGTGTTGTTGCTCTCAAATGCCGTCTCTTCCGCATCCCAGTCGAAAACAGCAGAAGATATTTCACGCAGATCAAGATTGACGACAAGGCTTTGATCGTCCATTGGCGTGAAGGTCCAGTTGATGACTTCAAATGTCTTTTCACTCCAACCGGCGCGCGTATTTGTCAGCTTAATAATGTCGCCGACCTGCACCTGAAATGCTTTCATTCCAAAGGACGCGGAAACTGTTAGCTGCTCGCGATTTCTAAACAGCGCCATCTTCGCAATTCGCTGCGCGCGAGATGCGGTGCTTGTATAGAGAAGATCGAAATCAATGACGCTCTGATCGCCGCCATCAACATTGATGAATTCGGTAGAGGTGATTTGCGGATAGTCGCTGCTAACATAATTTGTTTCAGGTCCGCGAAATGTACCCTGCACTGTGTTGAAATTGTCGCGGCGCGAATGTCGAGTGATGATCTTGATGCCGGAACGCAGATCGTCCTCATCAAAAGATGCTACCGGCGTCGTATAGGCCGCAGCTTTAGTGCGCCACTTGCCTTGCGCATACCAAATCATGCCGCCCATAGCGCGCAGCAATGATTCAATGACATCGATTGGCTTGTCGGAGGTTACGAATGACCCGTTTGTGGTATATCGCGCCTCTGTGCCACCCGCATCAAGCGGCACCGCTTCGTCGCATATATTAGCCGCCGTGATGAACAGCGTGTCGTCAATGTCTGTCGTATTCAGGCCGTAGTCAGATACCAAATAATCGCGCAAGCAAAGCGCTGAGTTTTCGGTCCACTCAGTCACATCAGTGTTTGGGTTGTAGATTTTCTTGCCCTTGACCAAAAAGCTAAGTGCGGGCTCGCCGTTTGGAAAGGAATCGGCGTTAAAATCAAGTCTAAGATAGATATAGCAAATGCCCTGCAAGCGGTGATCTGATGTCCACTTGCCTTCACTTTCATCAACAAGATATTCATCGGCTTGCTGCGTGTCTGAGCCAAGATGTTTTTTGACGCGCACGAGGCCGACATACTTATCTGGAGCCGTAACGTTGCCGTCCACATCAAGCGTCAAGATTTCATCGTCCAGATAGACGCTTGTTATCTCCTCACATTCATGCCCAGCAATTGCGATGACTTGATGCAAGTATCTGCTGCCGTTCGTGACTTCCTTGTAAACGATAACGCCGCCCACGCGAGATTGTCCGTAAATGACGGCATGATCCTGCGCTGGACCGATTTGCGCGACAGAATAGCCGGTCTCACCAATCGTAGATGCAAAGCCACTAGCCCCGCCGCGCGGTTTAGGCGTCAATGCAGACGAGAGGAAAGACAACCCGACGCTGACCGCGAAACTTGTCGCAAAGTAACCGAGCAGCGCGCTTGCGGCGATTGTACCCGCCGCATATGCAACTCCAGTAGAACCAGCCGCCGCAAGCGCCGCGATGCCAATCGAGATAGGATCAGCAGTGGCAGCAGTCGTTGCGGTCAGAAATGCCAGCAAAAATGTGAAAAAAAATTTCATTCCACGCACCAGTAAATGTCTGTTTCTGCCGGTCTATCGAATTCAATCCCGTTTTCAGCAACAAATGCGACCAAATCGCTGACGCATACGCCAAAGCTGACACCAAGAACCGGCATGTTTGCGTCGAGGCGCGCCACAATATCGCCGCGAAACGGCAAACGCCCTGTGCGCCTTTTTAAGCGAGCATCAACCGCTTGAACAATATCATCATGCGGCTCTGATTTCTGCTTCTCTATATATAATTTCTTTGCGGATTTCGCTGAATCATAGCCGCTGGTCCAGTCATCTGCGAAACCCTCGCCCGTCTGTACGCGCACCGCTTCGTTCGCAAAACGCAGACATTCCCACTCGCTCCAGTCAAATTTCCTGTCCCTGACCGCATCGACAAATTCTGCAAGCCGAATGTCCCAGTCGTTGCGTTTCATCCGCGTCCCCATGTGAATCGCTTGTCCTGCAAGTCCTCGACAAACTCAAAGCCCTTGTCGTTGGGAAAGCGCGCCTTCTGATTGGCATCCGTGTAACGGAACACGCGCGGACGCTCCAAGTCGATCAGCTTACTCTCGACGCTCAGGCCGATGGTGGATGTCTCAGCGCCTTCCTCGATATTCATCTGATCCATGTAGCCCGAAAAAACCTCCACAATCTCATTCGGGTCTCCAGACGACAAGTCGATGCGCGATGTATCCTCTGCCAGAATATATGTGCCGTCTTCCGCAACCAAGTATTGCCGGTTTGCGTCGATAGCGCCGAAAAATATCTGACAAAGCCTGCCCTGATATGGCTCTGTCAGCGCCAAAGAAATCAATTCGGACGGAATTGCCGACAAGGTAAGCGTCGCGCCTTGCGCTGAAATCTCTGCTGTCTCAGATAACTCGCTGATCTGAAGCAAGCGCCCGGTTCCCGTGTAGGTTACGGAAGCAACGGTTAGATCGCCAAGACCAGTCCAAAAGTTGAGTGTTTGCGTGTCAAAAAAAAGGCGCACAGCAAAAAACGGCTTGATCGACTCAGCCGTCAAAACGTTGACAATGGAATCTGAAAGGGCGCGGCTCATACTATTGCTTCCAAAGCCGCGAAATTGACCCCGTATATTGACGCCTCATTGATCGACCAATTTGTTTGATTGGAAGCGAGGCGGAACAAGCCCTTTGCGCTCGTCACAGCGACCGTCGCGTCATCTGCGGGCGCGGTGCGGATGCTGGGCCAGATATCAAGATTAGCTTGCCCGCTTGCGTTCGTGTTTACATCTGAAAGCACCTTGTGCAATGTGGCAGACGACCCGCCGCCAAGCTGAATATAGTCTCCAGCTTTTAAGTAACCCGTCGCGCTGTTTGGGCATCCGTCTATCGTCAGCGTGTCGCCCGTTTGTCCCGCACCATTGACAACAGGCGTTCCCTGCGTGACAGACGCGCTTCCGCGTGGTGTCGCGCCAAGCGGATCGCCCAAAAGAAACGTGCCTTTCATGCCGCGTAGGGAGACAAGAAACGAAACCCACGCTTCAGCGTCGGCGCGCGCCATAGGCGGCATACTGATTTCGGCCTCCCAGCGCTGCCCAGAATGCTCGATGATCTGCTGCTTGAATGTGAATGGGCTTTCGCTGATCGCAACCGCATTGACGGCACGCAAGTTAATCGTGGCGATGCCGCTTTCGGTCGGGAGCGTCAGAGGATACGAGATCGTCATTTTTCATCCTATCTGAAAGCGGCTGCGAATTGTCCGCCGCGTCGCCGAGAATCTAAAACAGCCGCCTTTGTCTGCTCTTTAATTTGTGGAAGCAGTGACATGATTTCAGCGCGCACTGTTTGCGAGACTCCGGTCTCGATCTGGATCGTCTGGTTCACGATTGTTGTCTGTCCGCCGCCTTGCCCAGACAATGCCTCGTTGCGAACGATTGTGCCAGACGCGCCGGGAACAAACAATTCCGGTCCTTTTTCGCCGACCATGTATGGGCTATTTCGAGACACGCTGCCGCCGACCGCGCGTCCACGAGGAAGTTGCCATATAGGCCCTGCACCCGGACTTCCGCCACCGCCGAAGCCGCCAAACACGCTGCCCATCGCGCTGCCAAGAAGACCACTCAAAGGACCAGTTATGCTTTGCCTGATTTGCATTCGGATCAGATCATTGATGATCGAAAGCGCCATTGATTTGAAGGCGTCCTTTGCGCTCGTGGTCCCGTTCACGACGCCCAGCAAGGCATCTTCCAAGTTTTGCATCGCCGACACACCAATGTCTTGCAATGAGGAGAACGTGTCGCGCGCAGCATCTCCATATTCTTGAAGTGCCGTTTTAGCGGCTTCATATTGCGGTGGAATCTCTGCTCCAAGAATTCCAGCGCCAGCAATCAGGCGATCATTTTCTTCAATGATCCGCTCCATTTCGTCCGACACTTCTCGCAAGGCGGGTGGGAACTCGCCGATCAACATCCCGCCGGTAAGTTCGTCGTTTAAGCGGATATAACTCTCCGAAAGACGATCCACCTGATCTGTTGCTTTCTCAATGGCAGGAGCCACAACGTTGTTCACTTGCTCCGTCCAAACCAACAGACCCGCGCCGCTTTCTTCAGTTGCGTCTTTCAAAGAGAAAAGAGAATCAGACATGGTTTTTGTGTAATCTGCCGCAGATTGCAAAGACTTCGTATTAAGCCCCAATGCTTCGCCCAGCTTTGCCCAGAACGACAAACCTTCAGAAATTTTCTCACTTACGAGGGACACGGCATTTACCAAGCCGTCAACCAGCACTGGCAAGACTTCTGCGGAGATTTGTTGTGTCAGGCTTGAAAGCGCAGTCCCTAAAGCTGAGAGATTGTCATTTGCCTGTTGCACGGCTGCTGTTTGCCGTTCTGTCAACTCAATCGTCAAATCTTCAAACTTCTGGCGCATATGATCGACGCCATCAGAACCAGCCATGAGCATATTTGTCAGCTTTTCGCCAGACCTGCCAAACAACTCGAATGCGACACGGACACGTTCCGCTGGGCTTTCAATGTTGTTGAAGTTTTGCAACACCTCTTCAAGAAGCTGGTTGATGCCCTTGAGATTGCCGTCCTGATCTTTTACGGATATGCCAAGCGTATCAAATGCTCTTTGTGCAGTCGCCAGTCCGACGTTCGCCTCAGAAATTGTGCGCGCGAACCGCTGCATACCCTTGTCGAGTTCTTGTGTAGATGCACCCGATAGCTGCGCCGCATATCGCAGTGACTGCAACTCGTTTGCGGTAAAGCCTATGCGTGCCGCCGTCTTTGCAAGGTTGTCAATGCTTTGCCCAATGCGAAAGATTGCAGCGACGACTAGGCCAGCGGAGGCGACGACCGCAATAAACGCACCCTTCATTGATTTGAGGCGACTGCCTAAGTTGTTGAACGCTTGCCGCGTCTTGTCGATGGCAGTGATTTTAATCTGAAGATTTTCAGTTGCCATCTTTTGTCACCTTAAAATAGGCCATCCATTCGTGAAACTCTTCTAATGTGAGTTCCTCAATTTCAGCCTGTGTCTTATGAAGCCGATCCGCTAACGCCAAAAGATTCAAGCGGAACGGATCGCGCCTCAGTTTTTTTCAATTTCCTCGATGCTCTCTGGCTCGCCAAACATTTCACCAGCGACTTCGGAGATCACCGTGAGGCTTTCCCGCATCAGGATCGGACGATCCTCCAACGTAAACGCCTTGTCACCTTCTGCCGTCTCTGCCTTGAGGATGATGAGATCAACCATCGCGGCCACAGACATATTGCTCAGAAAGTCTTTGTGCTTCTTCTGTATGCGGTCGATATCGCCAGCCGTAAGTGCAGAGGCGTAAATGACCGCTGGCTCAGACCCGTCGCCCCAAGCCTCGACAGTGATTTTCGTGCGAGGCTTGGAGCGGTTGCGCCTGATGTTCTCAGAGATTGTGGACATTTTCTATTAGACCGTGGTTTCCGTAAGTGCGCCGGTTCCCTGCACGCTGAAGCTGGCCTCGACCATGCCATCAAACGAAGAGGAAACAGACTTGCCTGTGACGATTGCCGTGCCGGTGTAGTAGGTGTCAGCAGAAGCGTCGCCTTCCGGGTACAAATTGAGCGTCACGGAAGAACCAACATCGAGAGCGCCCTGCCCGCTGGTGTCGGTCTCATCCCAGAACACGTCAACGCTGCCGCTCCAACTTGTGAGGCTGGGCAGGTAGGTGCGCGCACTGTCGCCCATGCTCGTGTCTTCAAGCGTGTCGGCGGTTTCTTCAATCGAGAAAGAGCGGATTTCGGCGACTGCGTTAGAGCCGACCTTAACCGTTCCTTCAGAGCCCTTGTGATTCGCCATCGTCAATCTCCTTCGCGGCTATCTTCTTGGGTTGCTTTTTAGGTTTAGCATCGGCCCGACGCCATCCCTTACGCTCGAAATTCTCAACCTTATAGTCGAGAACGTCGATCTCTGTGTCGCCAGAAGGCGAAATCATCTTCGTCATGCGGCTGTCTCCAGATCGTTCTCCAGCGTAACATAATCCACAATCACTGTGAAAGTGGCGATGCCCACCGGCTGATCTCCTTCACCACTAAAGTCAAAAGCAAAATCGGTCACGCGCGTGTCTTTTGCAAGCGAAGATCGCGTTACATCAGACGCAAGCGCCTCTGCAATCTCCACAGCAATCGCGTCAATCGTATCCTCAACGCCGGAAGTCGCCTTCACATACGCTTCAACGACGAACTCCGCTTCGTGCATGACGCTGCGCGGGATCGTGATCGTTGCATAGTCGCTCGTTTCCGATCTGGAATAAATCGTCAGCGCAGGCAGCTTAGCCTCGGCCAACGGGAAAAAGCGCGTTTGATACACATTCGAGCCGGTCGTCGCCAACCCGGTCAGCGTCGTGGTGATATTATCGCGGATCGATTTGCGAACGTGCGGCATCAAACTTCCTCAAGCACAAGGTTGGTGACACCTGTGCCGTCAGCTTCGACAACCTTGATCGTGTAATTGGTGGAATTGACGAGAAGCGTGTCGCCTTCAGCCGCACTTGAAATATCGGCAGTGCGGCAGAGAAAGCGCGGTTGCTCGATTGCGACCGCCACAGAGCCGCCAGCATCAGCGGCGAAGTATTCGTGATCGAAGATGCCGTTGACTGTCACCGCCGCGCCGCCATCTGGCGTATATGTCGCCGCAACGCCGAAATCATCGACGCTAAAAAACACAGCGAGATCATCGGCGGTTTCGACAGCCATTATTCAGCCTCTGGGATTTCCAGATCGTCGGCAGCAACAGCGCGATCAGAAAGCGACATTTTCTTCTTGCGCCCACCGCTGCTCTTTACCTCTTCGGCAA